CCGTTTCGTTCTTCTTCGAATCGTTCGTTTGCTCTTCTAATGTCATCTTCAGTACATGCTCCATAGTGTATTAAGTATCCCAATGTGTACTCAATAGCTTTCTGCTTTTCTAAGTACCTTCCTGTGAAATAAGCTGCCGCCAAAAGTCCTACTGCTATTATTGTATGTGTTATTGGATCCATAGTTTCCTCTAGCTTAGTTTAAAGTTAGCGAATTTCTCCGCAGCAAGGCGCTTACCTGAACTAGAATTATCAAACGCTGGTCCAGTATCCTCTTCTTTATTTAGAGGCGTATCATTTTGGTCTACATCAAACAATCTCATCTTAGACCTGTTAACACCTACAACAAACCGTTGGTTCATTCCTGGATCATTATAACGGTTTTTTAACTGTTTTACAAGTATTTGGTTATTCGCTTTGAGTTCATCGTTGCTGATAAGTGCGAACATGAAGTCAGCGGTTGCGGGTAGTCCAAAAGATTCGGACGTATCTTCAAGCCCAACGTCATCATTACCATAACCCGAACGAGTCGTTTGCGTTGCAGACACGAGCGGCACGTCGAATTCGACGGCAAGTCCACGTAGCTCTTCAGCAATCGACTTAATATAAGAATACGAGTTAATAGCACCACCCATCCCCTTCATACGAGAACTTGCGCAGATATTTAAATAATCCACAAAGATAATATCTGGCATAAAGTTCTTTTTCAATTTAAGTTCATTAAGTAGCGCACGGAAGTGATTCGCGTGAGCAGCACCAGTGGGGTATTCTTTAATGATAAGCTTACCAGTCGTTTTATGAGCAATCTCGCTTACACGAGTTTGGAACATATCCTTACTCAAGTTTTCTAGCTGATCAATAGGAACGTTCAACAGGTTGGCGTCAATACGTTCAGCGATACGCTCTTCCGACATCTCCATAGTAATATAAAGAACATTCTTCCCTTGGCTTAACGCAGCACCAGCCATATGACACATAAACAACGATTTACCAACACCAGTTCCCGCAAGAGCGATATTAAGAGTCTTGTTAGGCAAGCCGCCTTTGGTAATACGATTAAAGTAATCAAGGTCGAACTCTAACTTCTCTTCATCTAAGTGATAAAAGTCAAATCGTTCGTCAACATTTTCTAAATAATCGTGACCAATATTAGTGTCGAATGAAACCGCCAATGCTTTACTCAGTACATCAGGAATAGCGTTTTTACTGAGCTGGGCATGTTTACCGTCAATAATAGAAATAGATTCCATAACAGCATTAAACACAGCTCGATCTTGACACCATTTCTCGGTACGATCTAGCAACCATTTTACGTCTTCAGATTGGTACGTGAAGATATTAGGGAATATCTCCATAGCATGACGATACTGTTCCTCGGTCAAGCGTGAACCTTCGTCTATCTCAATCTTAAAAGCTTCTTTAGTGGGTAGTCTGTTATATTTGGCAATATACTTGGTAAACTCTTTGAAGAGTGCCTTGTAGACACCCTCAAAGTAGTCGGGCTGCAGGAACGCAGCCACTTTCCGAGTATACTCGTCGTTAGTCAGTAGATTCCGTAGAATCGTTTGTTCTAGATTGATTTCCATCTTCACCTTCTGCATCAGTTGCGACCATTGTACCTTCTTTAACTGCAGCTTCTAAAATATCCGTAAGGATATCGGCAGCCAATTCTTGTAGCTCAACATTATTAACACCATCACTAAGGATGTCTGGGTCGGTCGCAGTAACAACGTCGAAATTAAATTTAATCTCTTGCGTTGCACCATCAAAACTAATATTACCATAACGAATAGTTGTACCATCAAAGGGCGCACGTAGAATGAAAACATCCCAATGCTGCGAACCTTCGATTTCAGTAGGGATAAGCTTGTAGTCAATATGCTCGCTGGGCTTATCCAAGTCTAGTTTTCTCATACTATCTCCTCTAGTATCTTTTCTGGATCGATGTTGCTATTATAACCTATCTTGTAAGTTTTTTCAAGGAATTTCTTGAAGTCTGTTGTCTCGAAGATAGGCTCCCAGAAATCACCGCTCAAGGTTTCTTTCAACCTAACCTTCCCGTCAAGCATTTCACCAGTGTCAGTATCGACACGCTGATACCAACCATTACTAGGTTTAACAACATAGCCGCCAGCAAGAGCAACGTCCAAAAGACCGCTGTACTTCTGAACACCACCTTCCCAACTAACTCCGATAGGAATTTTTGACTTTTCTTTAACATAGCGCGATTTCTCTACGTTGATTACAAAGTTATAACCGACAATCTCTTGACCTTGTTTCTCTTGTTGACGACCAAGAATCCAGATATTGTCCGCACTGTAATAGATGCCAGTACCACCAGAAACTACCGCTTTCGGGAACAAGCCCATTTCCTGATAGGTGTGGTTAATAGCTAACATAGGAATATTCTTCATAGTCAAGTATGGAGTTGCCATACGGAATAAACCTTTTAACGCTTTAGCTCGAGACATATCAGCTACTGACTTCTCGTTCATGGCATCTTCTAACTCTTTCTTAGAAGCCAAGTTACCGATAGAGTCAATCACGATAATGACATCATCGTCACGGTCAATTTGTTCTAGCTGATTAATTAAGTCGAACTTCAATTCTTCTACGTTAGTGATTGGCGTATGTAATACTCGAGAAGTATCAATACCGAACTGCTCAAAGTAAGATTGCGGAGAACCGAACTCTGAATCGTAAAATAGCATAGCAGCATCAGGTTTAGCGTCAAGGTATGCACCAGCCATTAGTAGGGCAAACGAAGTTTTAAAGTGCTTAGATGGACCAGCAAGAACAGTCAATCCTGGACAAACACCGCCATCAGTAGAGCCAGATAGCGCGACATTTACCATTGGGACATTAGTCGGAACCATATCCTTTTCAGTGAAGAATTTACTCTCTGATAATACCTCGGTGGTATCGATCTTAGAGTTTTTCTTCAGTTTATTCATAATAGACATTATAGTCCTCCAAATTTAACATTCTGTTCTTTTTCTCTATCATCAAGCTCGTATTGTAACCTATAACTACTGTTGACGTCAAGCACTTTTTTCAATAAATCAAATTCTCCTCCACTAAAATAATGGAAAGCATTAGTATCTTTAGGGAAACACGCTCCACCGAAGCCTCTGCGTCCGTCTGGTCCAGGAACCATCATATGACTGTTACCTATCCTTGGGTCATGCTTTACCGCTTCGGAGATAACGTCATAGTTCGCCTGATCGAACTTATCCACTTGGTCTTTAAGTTGATTAAAGAACGTAACCTTAGTAGACAAGAAAGTATTGATAGTGTACTTAATGAACGAAGCTTCTACTGCTGAAACGTGTATAGACTTAGCATTAACGCATTTACTATTATTGTCATACAAGTATGCCACATCAACAGTAGGCTCAAATAAACCACCAAAGACGTTAAAGGTAGCGTTGATAAAATCTTCTTCAGCATTAGCTTCAGTAAGGAACTCTGGGTTATACACGAAGCGAGATGGAGCCTTATCCGACAACTCTTGGACAATATCAGGTGTTACTGTTGATTTCAAAACAACTAAACATTTAGAATTATCATAAAGTTTATTGATTACATCTACTACAATAGAAGAATCTATTTTACCAGTGTCAGACATAGGAGTCGGTACACAAATAAAGGCGAAGTCTATATCCTTATCATATAGGTCTTCAACCGAAGTACCTTCCCGTGGATCGATAATAGTAATATCGTTCATAGGAAGGTCGAAGCCATGGCGCACAGCTTTACCTACAAAGCCGTGGCCAACAATAGCGATTTTAAAGGGTGTACTCATTATAAAGTCTCACTTAAATTTGATTATATTCTTTGTACCAAGCATAGAAACGTTCAACACCTTCTGCGATACTAACCTTTGGATCATAACCAAGCTTCTGGAGTTTAGCGGTATTTGACCAAGTCTCTTTGGTGTCAGCAGGATGTTTAGGTTGAAGATCTTTAACAGCCTCTTTACCTGTATTCTTTTCGATCTCGCCAATAAAGTCCATAAGAGCGACTTGCTCGCCTCGACCGATATTAAAGATCTCGCCTGAAGGAATATCTTGATTATTGAGAACGATCTCGATACCATCAAGGATGTCTTCAACAAAAGTGAAGTCACGTTTCATATCCCCATAATTATAAACGGTAATTGGCTGTCCGTCAAGTATTTTATTCGTAAAGTCAAATAACGCCATATCAGGACGTCCCCATGGACCATATACGGTAAAGAAACGAAGACCAGTTGTATTCAAACCAGAACCCTGCATCTGGCATTCGTTAGTCCACTTGGACCAACCATAAGGGTTAAGTTGTTTACCAGTTTCCTTACCTTCAGTCCAAGGCACTTCAGAGCCTGCATAAACACAAGAGGTTGAAGCATAAACGATACGGACATCAGGAAGGTGCTTTTTACAAATATCAATAAGGTTTTGTGTAGCATCGATATTATTAGAATGGTATTGTTTCTCTTTCCCGAAAGAGTCTCGCACGCCTGCGTGTGCTGCTAGGTGTACAATTGTATCGGGGTTAAAGGTTCGGATTAGCCCTTCGAGTTTAATATCGTCTCGCATATCGCAACCCCAAACAGGGATACCGAATGCTTTTACTCGATCTACTTTTAGTTGTGGGTCATATAGGTGACTATTGAAGTTATCGATGCCTTGTACTTCAATACCTTGATCCATTAGACGTTTTGTTAATTGACTACCAATAAAACCAGCAGCCCCAGTAACTATTACTTTTTTCATCTTAATCATCCATTCTTGTAAATATAATTTAATGCCGAATTTGCTTCTACCGTCATAGGTCTGTTTTCATACCAATTGCCAGTATCTCTGTCGAATTCTCTACATAAGTCTTCAATTTGTGTAGCAGTCATAGGATATCCACGCTTATAAGCATTTCCTGCGATACTTACCATAATATGATACATCTTACTATACCAACCCGTATCAGATATTGTTAGATAATCTTTAGCGAGTTTCTTTGGCCAAAAGGGACAATCTCTATAACCAGTCCAACTGAAGTTCGTGTTATTTAGTTGGTTCTTCCTGTGGCTTATTACAGCCTGTTGGAACTCAACTGGCAACTTATCTAGGAAACTGTTACCAGTCTTCTCGTGGTATGGGTGTTTGGCTATAAGTTCACTTGTGTTGAGAGGAATGCCAGATCTATTATCAAAAATAAAGCCATAAGCAGAAGGATACTGTGCTGGCACATAATACATCCGCGCAAGATCTTTAGTTTGAGGATCTCCGATCTCACCCAGCTCGGTGTTAAGGGCAAACCAGAACGCTTTGATCCTACTTGCTTCAATCTGTTCGTCAAGTCGGAATACGATCCTAAACTTAACATGGTCGCTACGAGAAGAAGCAGTACTATAAACGCAGTAGTCGATATCCCCAAGTTTAGCATGTAATTGCTCCTTTAATTCTATAATATCATTACTAAAATTATGATCATCAACATCCACAGCACACCAACCACCCCAGTATAAAGTGTTCGCATTAGCACGAGTTGTACCCTCCGCGAAAACAGCAGGAGTAATGAGAGGAGAAGAATCGCGTCCACCTTTTTTACCCTCTTTTTCATAAAGCCCATATAATAATTCAACAAACTCTCCCCAAGAAGGAAGAACCATCTTGCGGTGAGTTTTATTGTCAAACTGACTTTTAAATATAGTTAATTCATAATTCATAGGATGTATTATAATATAAGTCGATAATAAAGTAAAGCGTTTTTTTAAGAAAGGAAGAAACTGAACCGACAGCATGACTAAGGAGAATTTGGGGTGGATACTGCGGTTCAGTTGTTAAGATCAAATCAAGTAGATTCATAGTATATTTCATAATCTACAATATTATATAGTGTAATAATAACCCTATTGTTTGTAAAGTTTTTCTACTATTTAACTTACATCAAATTTTAGCCAAAGAAATCTTCCAAAGAAGCAACAGGCTCAGGAGTCCAACCCACAGCGTCAAGTATGACTGTTAGTGGATCCAAGAAAGTTTTAGAGAACATCAAATCGTAGTCGACATATTTGTGAAGCCCCAGTTCTTTGGGTAGAACAGTCGGAAACGACACGATATTCTCGTTTAGTGGGTTTGGCTTTTTAAGATAAACGAATTTAATCTTTTCGCCAGATTTAATCATCTCGTGGCGTTTAGATAACCCATTATCTTTAATAGCTTTGTTATAAAGTAGAGAGCCTCTGACGTGAA